GTACACAAGGCACCCATTTTTAACATTTCCCAACGCATATTTAACTACCATTAACACACTTTGGCACGGTTTTTGCTCTGTGCCACAATTACGATTATTTAACATAACTTTTAACACTGTTAAACTTTCATAAAAATGATGTTTCACGTGGAACGTTGGCAAAGTTGATGTTTCACGTGGAACAAACAGGTGGATGTCACAAAACTGTTTCACGTGGAACAATAAGTGTTAACAACAGTTAATTTATTTCTTTAATACTTTTTAACTAAAATAATTTGGTGGTTTAATATATTTGCCGTATCTTTGCAACGTGTTTTAGAAACATATAAGTTTAACAATTTAAATTAGGTAAGTTATGAACGAAAATTTTAATGAAACAGTATTCAACTGTATTACAAGCGTTAACGCTTTAATGACTTCAAACGAAGTCGCAAAAGATGACAAAGCAGTTATCAAGTTGAACCGCTTTAAGAAGTGGTTGAACGATTTTGCAGCTGCAAACGGATTGAATGAGGTAAAGTAACAACAGAAGTTTAACGTTTTAAAAAGATTAAGTTATGGCTAAAGGTTTTAGTTTTGCAAGTAAGTTCAATAAAACAAGTTTCGGTATTGATACAACCGATTTTCCGTTCGTAAAGTTGACCGACATTTTCAACAGCGAGAATGAGGGTGGCGGTGACGTTGTGCATTCTATCAACGGTTTGTACGTTCACAAATCACAGTTGGGTGATTCGCCTGTTATCATTGATGCAGAAAACAAGCGTTTGGTTAATTTGCCACAGTTTACAGGTGACACAATTCGTGAGATTCTCGCAGATAGTGAGGCGGTTGACGCTATCAAAGCCAACAAAGTTGGTTACACGATTTACGAATATGAATCGCACGCAAAGAAGTGTTATGGTATCACTTTCGTAGATAAGTAGTTTTCGTAGGGTAAAGGGTGAATAACGTGACGGGGTAAACAGTAACTTTGTTTATTGTTGCCCCGTTTTTTGTTTCATTTTAAAACTGTAATAATATGGCTAAATTGAATCCGATAGGTTTTTCAAAAAGAACTTTTGCATCAACTTCAAAGATACACGTTGACAAACAGATAATGGATGCAATAGAATCACGTGGCTATTTACGCAAAGAAATCGCCCGTGTATTTCAACAGGCTAACAGACGTATTCAGAACGTGGGGAAAATGGGTTTGGTTTCGCCCGCAGTTGTTGCGTTGAACAAAGGTGACATCAAAGGTTTTGCAAAATTTTCTATGAAACACGATTGGAACGATTTAAAAATCGAATACGCCAAAGCGGTTTCTTTTTTGCAACAACCTACATCAACGGCAAGTGGCACACGTGAGTATTCAAATCACTTGAAAAAGTCTTACGACTTAAACGATAAAGAATTTAAGTTGATGCAAGACAAATTAATGGGTAAAATTGCAAGTGTTTCGGATGAAAGATTTTTGGAACAGTACTTAATGCAATACAAAGATTTCACAGGTGAACTTGAACAGGAATCCCGTGACGTGTCCGACCAAATCGAAGACGATGCGGTTAGAATAGAAAATGCGTTGGATGATGCTATAGACCAAATAGCCCACAGTGGAACAGCAGAAGCCTATGTGAATGACGTTGACGAATTTAAAACGGATGAGCCGTTAAAAAAGATATTGCAAGAATTTGAAAAATTTGGTTTATAATGAAAAAGATACCCTTTGAACTACATTCAGAAATTTACACTCCAAAAGATATTGCAAAAGTTTTATCTTTGGCGGTGAACGAAAAGAATTTTACAGGCAATAATAAGGGCGAAAAGTTCCTTAATGTGCCTGTATCTTTCGACATTGAAACCACGTCTTTTTACCGTGATGAGGATGGCGAAACATACAGTTATGAACGTTATATGAAATTAGGTGGCAAGAAAACCAAAATGGAAAAATGTTCTTTAATGTATGTGTGGCAATTTGGAATAAACGGATTTTGCATTATTGGTAGAACGTGGGATGAATTTTTGCAGATGTTAGCCGAAATCGTGGCTATATTAGAACTATGCCCGAAAAAGCGTATTATTATTTACGTTCACAATTTGTCGTATGAATTTCAGTTTTTCCGTGAATTGTTAGATTGGGAAAAAGTCTTTTCTATAGACCTTAGAAAACCGATTTACGGAATAACTAAAACGGGTTTAGAGTTCCGATGCAGTTACTTACTTTCGGGCTATTCTTTGGCGAAATTGGGTGAACAACTCCACAAATATAAATGTGAAAAGTTAGTCGGTGATTTGGACTATTCCCTGTTGCGTCACAGCAAAACACCGTTGACCCAAAAAGAAATAGGTTACTGTTTGAACGACATAAAAGTCGTTATGTGTTACGTACAGGAATTAATAGAACAATATAAGGGAATAACACGTTTACCGATTACAAAAACGGGGTTTGTCCGAAAGTATTGCCGTTCTGTATGCTTTAAAACAACTGACGAAACAGGCAAGACGATTCCGAACTTTAAATATATTGATAAGATTCATTCTTTGAATATAACAGGTTTGGATGAGTTTTCTATGCTACAACGTGCATTTTCGGGCGGTTTCACGCACGCAAACGCAAAATACACGGATGAGGTAATTGAAAACGTTGATAGTTACGATTTTACAAGTAGTTACCCCTATGTTATGGTGTCGGAAAAATTCCCGATGAGCACAGGTGTTTTCGTTCCTGTAAAGTCTATGAAACAATTTGAGTTTATGACTAGCAAATTCTGTTGCGTGTTCGATGTAGAGATTACAAACATTTTTGCGAAATCAGAAAACGAAAACCCTATATCTGTTAGTAAATGTTTCGTCAAAGAAAACGTTTCAGAGAATAACGGTAGATTGGTTTGTGCAAAGAAAATATGTATGACAATTACCGAAATAGATTACAAAGTGTTTTCACAGTTTTACACGTGGGAACAAATAAGAATCGGGCGAATGATTTGTTACCGCAAAGAATATTTGCCGACCGAATTTGTGGAATCTATTTTGCACCTGTATGAAATGAAAACGAAATTGAAAGGTGTAAAGGGTAAAGAAGTGGAATATTTGAACAGTAAAGAAATGCTTAATAGTTGTTATGGTATGTGTGTTACAAACCCGTTGCGTGACGAAATTTTGTGTGACGGTGAAACGTGGGATATTGAACACCTTACAGGGGAACAGCAGTTAGAAATGCTTAATAAATACAACGATAGCAAAAACCGCTTTTTATTTTACCCGTGGGGTATTTATGTAACCGCTTATGCCCGTAGAAACCTGTTTACGGGTATTTCTGAATGCGGTGACGATTACATATACAGCGACACCGATTCAGTTAAAATAATGAACGGGGATGCCCACAAAGATTACTTCAAAGCATACAACGATTTGGCACAACAGAAATTGCGTGCAGCCTGTAAGCATCATAAAATCCCCTTTGAAAAAGTTGAACCCGTCACAATAAAGGGAATCGCAAAACCTTTGGGGGTTTGGGACTATGAGGGTAGATATAGCCGTTTTAAAACTTTGGGTGCAAAACGCTATATGATTGAAGAAGAAAACGCCCTTACAGTAAACGGCAAAAATTATAACTATTCTATGACCGTTTCGGGTGTGAACAAAAAATCAGCTATCCCCTATATGGTGGAAACGTACGGTGAAGATGGTGTGTTCGATGCCTTTACTAACTATCTAGACATTCCACCGAGTGCAACAGGTAAGAACATTCATACATATATAGATTACGAACAAACGGGAACGATAAAAGACTATAAGGGAAACGTTTCAAGTTATGATACGACCACAGGGGTACACTTAGAGCCAACGGGGTACACTTTAAGTCTTTCAGTTCTTTATATAAACTATTTAATGGGAATCCGACTTAAAAAAGAATAAATATGAAACAGAAAAAAGAAAAAGTTGAAACACCAAAATTTTACACGTTGAATCGTATTTTGTCAAAAAATGCAGATTACAACGTGATTTTCGGTGAACGTTCCAACGGCAAGACTTATGCAACGTTGTTGTATGGAATCAAAGAATATTTGCGCACAGGTAAACAGATGGCGTACATCAGAAGATGGCGTGAAGATTTACGTGGCAAACGTGCAGAGAGTTTATTTGCAAATCACGTGGCAAACGGTGTGATACAGGAATTAACGGATGGCAAGTTTAATGAAGTGTTTTACGTTTCGGGTAAATGGTTTCTTTCGTTCTATGATGCAGAAACGAAAAAACGTGTGCCCGAAAACACACCGTTCTGTTATGGTTTTTGTCTTTCAGAACAGGAACACGAAAAATCAAGCAGTTACCCGAACATAACAACGATTGTTTTCGATGAGTTCCTTACAAGACGTTATTATTTGCCCGATGAGTTTATGCTATATATGAACCTGTTGAGCACAATTATTCGTCAACGAAATGACGTTAAAGTCTTTATGTTAGGTAACACCGTGAATCAGTTTTGCCCGTATTTTACCGAAATGGGATTGAAACAGGTGCGAGTGATGGAACAGGGCACAATAGATATTTATAAGTTCGGTGAGCACGGTGCTACCGTTGCCGTTGAATATTGCAGTACTATTGTCAAACATAAAGCGAGTAACAAATATTTCTGTTTCGACAATGAAAATTTGCAGATGATAACGGGCGGTAAATGGGAACTCGCAGCGTATCCGCACCTACCTGTAAAGTACAAACCGAGTGACGTGTTGTTTGTATTCTATATTCAGTTTAACGAAATGACGTTACAGGGTAACGTGATACAGGTTGAGGACAAAGAAAACGGGGTGAATAACTTCATTTACATTCACAACAAAACAACACCGATTAAGGATACCGACAATAGTTTAATTTATTCGTTGAATATGAACGGCAAACCGAACTACAAACGAAAGTTGTTGAGTACTGCAACATATCTAGAACAGCAGATAACTAGATATTTCGCAACGGATAAGGTATTTTATCAAAGTAACGAAATTGGTGAAATCGTTCGTAACTATTTGATGGCGAGTGCTCGCAGTAATATTATCACTTAATAACTGTTAACGGGGGTTAAAAATGTTTCACGTGAAACAATTTTCCCCCGTTTTATTTGGTGAAACCAAATAAAGTTATTATCTTTGCAGCATCAAATAACAAAGTTAAAAAATGCTATATGGATGCAAACGGAATAATCTCGCTTATTAGCAACGTTGGTTTCCCTGTTGCGGTGTGCATCGCCCTGTTCTATTATATGGAAAAACAGAACGAACGCCACGAAAACGAAACCGACAAGTTAAATGAAACAGTACAAAGTAACACAAAGGTGCTCACAGAACTTTGCACCTTAATTAAAACTTTAATTAAGTAAATGGAAAAAGAAAACTTATATAACAGGTTTCAAACAGAAGTTAAAAACAAAGATACAGCATTATTCACATTTATGCAGCGTGTTCTTTGTATGACTTCAAAAATGTTTGTTTACACGGGCACACCCGAAACAATGCCGCCCGTTGAACTTGAACGGATTTTGCAGACAACGGGTAACGTTGGTATCGCAGAAGTCAACGGTGATTTGTATGCTTTACAGGGAACACGGGGTGGAGAGTGTGATGCCTATTATCACGGCAAAGATTACGTGGTGGCAAACCCGTGGTTAAATTTGAACAAGACGTTCAAAATTGATGAGGATATTATCGTTATCAATAACACACCGTTTGCGGATTCGCTTTTGCCTATTATCGGAAAATATGGTGTACTTTACACGGATGCCACAATAACTTTGAATTTGGCTAGCATTTTGACCCGTATCACTATGTTGATTTCGGCAAGTGACGACAAGACCAAACAGAGTGCAGAATCGTTCTTACAGAAGATTTTGAACGGTGATTTTTCTGTAATCGGTGAAAATGCCTTTTTCAAAGGTGTTAACTTACAGACCCCACCGTCACAGGGAAACCAACAAATCGGTCAATTAATTGAACTGTTGCAGTACTACAAAGCTAGCCTGTTTAACGATTTGGGTTTGAACGCAAATTACAATATGAAACGTGAACGGTTGAACACGCAAGAAGTTTCAATGAATATTGATGCGTTGATGCCGTTTGTCGATTCAATGTTAACGGAACGTGTTGAGGGTGTGAAACGTGTTAACGAAATGTTCGGTACAGATATTACCGTAACTTTGGGGTCAAGTTGGAAAATCGAACACGAAAATTATTTGTCGTTGCTCAAAGCAACAGAAGACGGGCACGACCACACCGATAATGAAGACGTTGACCCTGTAACGGAAAACGAAACAGAAGAAACGCAAGAAACAGAAGAAACGGAAACAGAAACAGAAGAAACAGAAGAAACAGAAGAAACAGAAACAGAAACAGAAGAAACGCAAGAAACAGAAGAAACAGAAGAAAAAGAAAACAAAGATGAAAATTAATGAACTTTTTACAACTGAAAACGGTTTATTTGATAAAATCTTTAAACCCCTGTTTCCTGTTTTGTATGAATCAATATTCGGGAATGACGACCCGAAAATAATAGATATTGATTTTCGTTTCAAATATGGAAACAGAACTTTGGTTGATGCCGTCACAAACGAAACTGCAACGGATATAGTAAAAAGTCTTATTACAGTTAAATTTGATGAATGGCAAAAACAGATTCAAGTGTTTAATAAAGAATATGACGTGTTGAACCCTGTAACGTCACATAAGACGGAAACAACAAGTAACACCGTTGACGAAACAGGCAATAACAGCACAGTCGATTCAAGTGTAACATTTAACAATGGAGATTTCGGAAATGACACGAAACAGCAAAGAGATTCCACAGGGAACAGACAAGAAACAGGCACGAAAACAACTGTTGAAAACGGTGTGCCGTCTAGTGTTCCAACTAGTGAAATTATTCAAAAAGAAATGAGTTTACGCAAAACTAATTTCAAAACGCAAGTGATAACAGAACTTGCAAAAGAGTTAACAGTAGATATTTATTAATACATAAAATTTTTATAAAAATGAATGTAAAGCAGATTTATAGTTTAGTTAACACCGTTTCGGGTGAAGTTTTGGGCAAAACCGATTTGGTACACGAAGACCTCACGGGTTTGGTAGATTTGGGTAACGAAGTGTTTAACCAAAATGCCGTTGACAATTACGTCAAATCGTTGGTTAATCACATCGGTAAGGTTGTTTTCGTTAACCGCCCTTATTCGGGTAAAGTTCCGTCCGTTCTTATGGATGCGTGGGAATTTGGTAGCGTTTTAGAGAAAATCAGCGCAGACGTTCCACAGGCTGAGGAAAACGACACGTGGAATCTCACAGACGGCACAGAGTACAAACAAGACGTGTTTCACAAACCGACCGTTTCCGCTAAATTCTTCAACTCAAAGGTAACTTTTGAAGTGCCTGTTTCAATTACTGAAAGACAAGTAAAGGAATCTTTCAGCAGTGCCGAGCAGTTGAACGGATTTTTGTCAATGATTTATTCAGCAGTTGAAAAGTCAATGACTATCAAGACGGATGCGCTTGTTATGCGCACAATTAACAATATGATAGCTGAAACGTTGGATGCCGACAAAGCTGCATTCGGTTGGGTAGCATCTACAGACGAACAGGTTAACTATGCGAGTGCATCAACGGTACGTTGCGTAAACCTGTTGAAACTTTACAACGAAAAGACGGGCGCACATTTAACCGCAAACGTTGCAGTAACCACACCCGATTTTATCAGATTTGCAGCCTATCAGATGGGTTTGTATGCCGACCGTTTGCAGACAATTTCAACCCTGTTTAACGTTGGCGGTAAGGAACGTTTCACACCGAAAGACGTTTTGCACACCGTTCTGTTGTCCGATTTCGCAGCCGCAGCCAAAGCCTACCTGTATGCAGACACATTCCACAGCGAGAACGTTCTGTTGCCACAGGCTGAGACCGTTGCAAGTTGGCAAGCAACAGGCAAGGACTATGCTTTTGCCAACGTTTCAAAGATTGACGTAAAATCAGCAAGCGGTGCGAGCATTTCAGTTAGCGGTGTTTTGGGCGTGATGTTCGACCGTGATGCGTTGGGTGTTACAAATTTGGATAAGCGAGTAACCACCAACTACAACGCAAAAGCCGAGTTCTTCAACAACTATTTCAAATTTGATGCAGGCTATTTCAACGACACAAACGAAAACTTTGTTGTGTTCTTTGTTGCCTAATTTTAGTTGTTTAACTTTTGGGGTGTTCCTGTAGTTGATAGCACAGGGATGCCCCTTTTAGCTTTTAAGGTATGGTTAAAATAAAAACTTTCATTTACAACGGTAAACCGAACGAAGTAAACAAGACCTTACAGGAAAACGAAGAATGCACGGGCGTATTAAATGCAACGTTCAACGTGTTAACCCCTGTTGTACGTTTCAGAACACGAACACCTGTAACGTTTAACTATGTTTACATCGAAAGTTTAAACCGTTATTATTTCGTTTCTGAGAAACAACAGGATGGAGATATTTGCACCGTTCGTTTACGTGTTGACGTTCTGTTTACTTATAAGGATATTATTTTGAACAGTACTGCAACGTTGACAAAAAGCGAAAACGGAAACAAATATCTTTCAAACCGTTCAAACGTTGTTGACGTTCGACCTAACATCAGAAAACTAGATTTTCCGAATAAGGGGTTGTTGAACGAAACGGGTAGTATTGTTATGGTAACTATTAAAGGTAACGTTTAAAATATGGCTACATATAATATAATATTAGATTTAGTTCGTTGCACAGATAATAATTCTAGTAAGACCTACACAAACAATAATGAAACGTGGGCTATTTTCGCAGCCAAAGCGGTTGACGGGTGCGAGTTTAAAGAGAATGACGGTGCTAATTTCTATATCACACGAAAGTTCAACGGGTCAACTAAAAAAACAGAGTTTAATGTTACTAAGGTAAATTCTAGCAACGACCAAAAAGTAATAAATGGAGAAATTGACGGTATCACATCAGACGGTAAATATATTTGTAGACGTGTACCCGTTACGTCAAGTAACTATGACGAAATGCCCTGTTATATTAATGCAAGTTTAGGAACGCCAACGAACTTGTTAACTTACGACACAACAGGTTTGACGGGTGACGTTACAATAACCGACAAACAAGGTAGTGATAAACACCACTTTGATATAACGGTAACGGGTAACGGTGACGGTACATTTAGCAATTTAAAGGCTAACTATCAAGATTGGGATGGAAACTATATTAAAGACAAACCGTTTAACGTTTCGGGTAACGTTGCAACACTTACCGTTTATTGTTCTAAAGGTGACGAAATCACTATAACAGGTGAATTTGTAAGCGGTGGAACACCCGAACCGCCAACGCCAACGAACTTGTTAACTTACGACACAACAGGTTTGACGGGTGACGTTACAATAACCGACAAACAAGGTAGTGATAAACACCACTTTGATATAACGGTAACGGGTAACGGTGACGGTACATTTAGCAATTTAAAGGCTAACTATCAAGATTGGGATGGAAACTATATTAAAGACAAACCGTTTAACGTTTCGGGTAACGTTGCAACACTTACCGTTTATTGTTCTAAAGGTGACGAAATCACTATAACAGGTAGTTTCATATCGGGTGTGCGTGAACTGCAAATAACCAACAATATTGACAACACAACGGCAAGTTCTGTGGCAAGTGAAACAAATTACACCGTAACGGTTACAGGAAACGCAAAGGGAATGTTCAACGGTACGCCAACAATAACATACGGTGGCAATACGTACAATATGACTGTAACGAACCAAACCGCAACGGCTATTGTGCCTATAGCAACGGAATCGGTTATTGTCAACGGTGAATATCTGTTAGGCAAATATATCGAAGTTCAATACGGTTTGACTAATTGCGAAATCGTTGGTGATAAACCTGTAAAGGTTAAAACGGGTCAAAGTTACACGTTTAATTTCAGAGCAAACCCGAATACGGAATTGACCGAAATTGAAGCATATTTCAAAGATGATGACGGGAACCCTGTTGTCGAAAACGGCACAATATCAGAAGATAAACAAACGGGTAGTGTTACGTTCAATTTGACACAAAATGCAGTTGATTTGAATATCGTTGCGAATGCGAATGTAATTACACCGCCAACGATTAAAAATTACGGTGCTATAAACGTTTATATCGTTACGTTGGCGAATTTGGATGAATTTGCAAAAAAGCGATTCTTTGTTCAAACAAGTGAAACAGAAACGGGAACAAGTTATTCAGAAGTTAATTTGGGTCAATATGTAAACCGTATAAAAAGAATATTTGCAACCGTTCCCGTTGGCGGTGATGATGTTCTGAAATGCGGTAACTACAACACGGGGATAAATGTTAAATACCCCGATAGTGATGTTATTGTGCTAGATTTCGGAAACGTTGAACTAACAGGTGCAAACGGTAACAATGAAGACTTTAACGCACAGGTACAGATGTTTATACCGTGTCGGGGTGTTGTTACTATAGATAGTAAATATATCGGTAAGACGATTAATTTAACTATCAAAGTAAACGTTATTACGGGCGATTCGGTGGCGTTGTTATCGTGTGACGGTGTGACATTCCAAATTGAAAGTTTTTCTTTGTCACGTGATGTTCTTTATCGTTTGGGAACGGATTTAAACGTTGTTGGCGGTGAACAATGGAACGAACAAATTTTGTACGGTTTAGAACCTTATGTATTGATTACTGAGAATTTAACCGTTGATGTTCCTGTAAACAACACGCAAGAAAACGTAACGATAAATGCGGTAACGGGATTCGCACAGTTTACTAACGTGAATTTGAACACGGCAAATCTGTTGGTTGATGAATATGATGAAATCATTTCACAGCTTGAAACAGGTGTTTATCTATAAAAGATAACGGGCGGTAAAGGATGCCGCCCGTTTTCTTTATTTCTTACCGTAAAATTCTTCTAATAGCCCTTTGTTGTTGATGAACGTCAACAGGGCGTTTCGTTCTGCTAAACAGGTTTGTGCTTTAACTTCTAAAGCATCAATGAAAATCAAATTTGCCTGTAAGGTGTCGGCACACGAAGTTAACAGCAGACCTTTGTCGCTATCAGATTCGTTTGCTACCGTTTCAATACTTTTCTTTGTAACTGAAAGTGAATCTTTCAGAAGTTTAAAATGTTCGTGCATAACTATTTCTTTTCTAGATTCATAATAACCTGTTGACGGGGTTTGCCGTTTCGTGTGCAAATTGAAACGTGAAACCAAAAACTATTAGAACCCTTTCGGTGTTCCTTAATAAGTTGATCAAAACCACCTGTTTCTCTAAGAACCTTTCCCAAAGATTCCATATCAGCACACACCACATCGGCGGCTAGACCTTTGAGGTGTTGACTGTTAGCAACACCACCCACCGCTTTATTAAGCATCGGTGAACGATAACCGCTATTAATCAAGATGGGTTTTCCCAACTTTTCACGGATGCCGTCTAAATAATCAGCAAGACGATTCAAGTTGTCAACGACTTCAAACGTTGGCAAATTGTCAATGCCCAAACGTTTTGCAGTTGGCGAGTTTACGAACTCACCTAAACTAAAATACTTAATCTTTTTCATATAACTATTATTTAGTTGAAATAACAAACCACTTGCGAGAATCTTTGTGCGTAGGGAATCGACCCTTTACAGTTATCGAACAATCTCCCTGTAAGTAATCGATTTTGTTGTTGAAAAACTCACTTACTTTGTCCGAACGAACCATATAAACGGTTACTTTGTCGGTTTGCTTTAATGTAATCTTAAAATATGAATGTTCCATATATAACTTATTTTGTGCCCATAAGGGCGGTTAAACTTAAATGCTTTTAACAGGTTTGCCGTTAACGTCTATAAAATCAACCTTTGCATATTGCCCGATAAACTTTGTATGGATATATAAATTACCACCGCAAAAACGATAGTCTTTCAATGCCGTTGTAACTACCTTTGTATTTTTCGTTTCAAAAGATTCAAAACGATTTTCAAACATAAACTTTTGTACTCTAAACATAACTTTTATATTTGTGCCTGTAAGGGTTGAACCTTACAGGCTATTAAACATTTATTTGATTCTTTTGCTTGTTTGAATCAACTGTAAGAACGAACTAGCATTCTTACCTAATTTGTTGCAAAGTTGAGTGACGCAACAACCATATTCGTTTATGTAGTTTAAACTATCTTTTGATTCAAAGATAGTGTAAACGTCTTTCGTCAACTTTGGCAATCTGTTGTGCTTGATGCAGTTAGTTTCGTGTTCAAACATAACTTTTGCCACATCAGCAAAAACACCCGTAACGATTTGCGTTTCACGTGATTTTTCACTTTTAACACGTGTACCGTCAACAGATAAAACGGTTTCAAATTCTAAAGTAATTTCATACGTTGCCATATTCTTGTATTTTAAAGGGTTGAACTAAATTTCTAAATCTGTTGCAAAGATACACATTTTCCACGAACTCACCAAATTATTTTTGTTAAATAATGCAAAAAGTTTAATTTAAATCTTTTTAACATATATGCAAATTTGTTCCACGTGAAACATCAACTTTGCCAACGTTCCACGTGAAACATCATTTTTATGAAAGTTTAACAGTGTTAAAAGTTATGTTAAATAATCGTAATTGTGGCACAGAGCAAAAACCGTGCCAAAGTGTGTTAATGGTAGTTAAATATGCGTTGGGAAATGTTAAAAATGGGTGCCTTGTGTAC